AAGGTAAACTAAGTACACATACAATTATATACATTTTGGTTGTGGGGGGTAGTGTTTTCTGACCGTTAGCATTACTCCCCTTTAGCGAACTTTGAATTATATTTATATAACAATGAATAAACAGCACTTAATAACAGGCTAACACTCGTTTTTTTGTGTTTTTTATTTGGAAAATCGGTGGATAAGCTTAAAAACTATTATCAAACACAGTTTAGCATTTCTGTTACAAAAAACCGTAGGATGATTTATAGTAAGTTATAAAATTGCCCGCTCTGTTCTACCACTAACAACGGGCGACTTGAAACTTACTAGAAGTCGGAGAAAATTAATGGCGATAACGCTGTATTATAGGGAAAATATTAGTGTCCCTTTGCGGAGAGCAATCTCCAGTTTATGCACTAATGTTGACCCTATAATGTGGCAAAGGGCGTTTCATTAATGAATATCTAATAGTTCACATTTATTCCATCGACTTCTGTTGTAACTTATTTAGTTATGTTCTTGTAGGGATAGAACATAACTTTAATTACTACTTCAAGGGGATAGGGTGGATATTACCTAATCCTATTTTTTATATGGTAAAGATAATAGAAATAAACAATTTAAAGAAACCTAACGAATTATTATGTGTTTGGTGTAAAGGAGTTAAAAGATATATGGGCGAGCAAGGAGATGACCATATATACAAATGCAAATGTGGCGAAACAATACAGGGAGATGATTATTTTGTGAATAGTCTTAATAATCCTAAAACAGCTACATCATCAATAGCAAAACATAAAGGAATAAAACCAGCTACAAGCATATTAGTTTTAAACAATAACAAATATAACCAAATAATCTTTTAAATGGTGGAGATTAAACCGCAAAATCTATTCCCTTACTTACAGGAATTTCAAGCAAACTTCCCTGTTACAGACCAGACTATATTTGTATTTAAGGAAACTATTTACGCAAATGCCACGCCACCACCTGACGTTATCATTCATGAGGTAGCCCATATGGGGCAACAAAAGAAAGTTAAGCCTAAAAAATGGATAAGAAGATACCTTACAGAACCCCAATTTCGCTTAGATAATGAACTAGAGGCTTATAAAAAGCAGATAAAGTGGTTAAAAGTAAATGTAAAGGATAGAAATGAAATATTTGGAATAAGAGATGAAAGTGCTAGACATCTATCAAGTGCATTATATGGTAATCTTATAGCTTACAATGAAGCTATGGAGGAACTAAACGTATGAACAAATTTTGCTTTGCACCATTAATAAAACTTGTTAAAAAGAGAAAGTCTTTGGCTGGATATGTTTGTAAGTTGGATATGAAACAAAAAGAGAAAGATTGTCTATATAACGTATATAAAAAGTAATAGCCTAGTACCCTTTAAACACGCTAAGGGCATTGTGTGGCTTCATATTTTACTAAGATTAACTAAATAACACAGTTAAAACAACATTATGCCATTAGGCGGGAAATCAGGTGGAACAATAGGCAACAAGGGAGGCGGTAGAAAGACTATGGAAGAAGAACTAAAGATGTGGAAAGAGAGTTTGAAGAGAGCATCTATAGAAGAACTAGCCGAAAGTAAAGTCTATAACCATTTGAAAAAGAATGTGAATACTGAAACAGGTGAGGGCATAAAAGAAATAGCCTTGCCTGTTTATCTTAAAAGCAAAGCAGATAAGAAAGAGCTTAGTGGTAGAGTAGAGATTGAACAAATAACAGGAATGGAAATATCAAAAGATGAAAAATAACAAATCGGTATGATTAAACAATGCAAAATTTGCGGTAAGGATTTTGTGACTTACCCATCAAAAATAAAAGCAGGAAAGGGGAAGTATTGCAGTAAGCTTTGTTCTTTAGAGGCAACTAATAAATATTTAGTTGTTAATGGAAAGAAAAGTAGATTTAAGAAAGGGGAAACTCACGAATGGCATACACATAGGATTAAGAATGATGAAGGGTATATAGAAATATATAGTTCTAAGCATCCTTTTTGTACTTCTCGTGGGTATGTTAGAGAGCATAGATTAATTATGGAAGAAAAGGTTGGCAGATATTTGAAAAAAGAGGAAGATGTACATCATATTAACGGAATAAAAGAAGATAATAGAATTGAAAACCTGGAACTTTTAAGTCATTCGGAACACACAAGACTTAGCAATCCAGTCCTGTTTAGGTGGAACGGAGGTGTTTGCCCTTAATCCCTATGAAGATAAAATTCACGACAAAAAATGATAAACAACTCGAAGCAACGGAATACTGGTTAGACCAGGAATCTGAACAAATTCTTTATGGGGGTGCTTAGCGAAAGCTGGAGGAAAAAGCTATTTAGGTGCTGCTCTTATTTTTGGCGATGCTTTGATATATCCGGGAACGCATTACTTTGTAGCTAGGCAAGAGGGAATTGATTTAAGGAAGTTTACAATACCAACAATAAACGAGGTCTTTACAAACTGGGGATTGAAAATAGATGACTACGCCAAGTATAACGGACAAGACAGCTATTACACCTTTTATAATGGTTCTAAAGTATTCTTACTAGCTTGTAAGGAATTACCTAGCGACCCTCTGTATGAAAGGTTTGGTTCAATGCAGATGACAAGAGGGTGGATTGAGGAGGGCGGTGAGGTATCAGAACCAGCTAAGGAAGCATTATGGATTAGTATAGGCAGATGGAAGAATAAGGAATATGGATTAAAGAAGAAGATGCTTATTACTGCTAACCCTAAGAAAGGATGGATGAAAAGGGATTTTGTAGATATGGCGGTTAAAGGCTTTCTATCACTTTCTAAAAAGTATATACAAGCTTTTGCGACTGATAACCCTTACTTGACTAAAGACTATTTAAAAACATTATCAGAACAAAAGAATCAAGTAGCTAGACAACGATTATGGGAGGGCAACTGGGATTATGACGAAGACCAGAATAGCTTAATTAGCTTTGATGCTTTATCAGATGCTTTCTCCAACACTATAACCAAGGACAACCAAAAGTATATGGTTGTTGATGTGGCTAGACTAGGTAAGGATAATACAGTATTCTCTTTCTGGGATGGATTAGAACTATATAAGGTTGAGAAGTATGAGAAGATAGATACAGCCAAGACCACGCAGAAAGCTAAGGACTTTGCTAGTCAAGAGAGAATCCCATATTCAAATATAATAATTGATGCAGATGGTATAGGTGGGGCAGTAGTAGACAATATGCAAGGCGTTAATGGCTTTGTAGCAGAATCAAGCCCATTACCTACTAGAACAGAGATAAGATTGAAAGCAAGGCAGATTTTAAGCCCTTTAATACCTAAGACCAAGTATGCAAGTCTTAAATCCCAATGTGGCTTTAAACTAGCAGAAATGATTAACGAGCATAAGCTTGCTTTGAAAGTACCAGAATACAGGGAGGAGATTATAGAAGAACTGTCAGCTCTATTAAGGGATAAGGAAGTGGACGGAGAGGGCAAGAAACGATTAGTAGCTAAAGATGATGTTAAGAAAGATATTAGTAGAAGCCCTGATATAGGCGATACAATCATTTACAGGATATGGTTTGAACTTAGAAAGGAAGCTACTGACGAAACAGACGAGAATGAGCCAGTCAATCAATCATTAATAGACCAGTTTGCTAAAAACGAAGCAGAGTTTAAAAGTCAATCTAATAAATAGATATGGATTATTCAATTAGAATCAAACACATTGACGGCAAGTCAGGAATCGAAGTAACTATCTTTGGTTTTATAGATAAAGACAATGAGTTTATAGTATCTACGCATTATTACGAATGTAACCACGTTACCAAAGAGATGATTAATGAGCTTATAGTAGCAGTAAACAAGAAGCTTAAACCATTTAACAAACAATTAAAAACTATAAAATAAACTATGAAAACTATTCAACTAATCGGTGCAGTTATAGTCGGTGTATTACTAACTTGCGTTCTAGTATTTAACTTTCCTACTGATGTAGAGGAACTAGGAAGTGTTAATATCGGGAATGAATACCATTACACTCAACTTACAGGCACTATCTCCACTACTACTGTTATTAAGACAGGCTACGGTACCCTAGGAGCTGTTGTTATTACAGAAGACCAAGCCGGTGCAGTTGTATTATGGGATGCTACCAGTTCCGCCGCTGTCACAGATGGTACTTTTGCTACTAGAGTTGCAGACTTTCAAACTGCTAGTACAGAGGGAACTTACACCTTTGATGCTTACTTGACTAAAGGATTGGTATTAGTAAGTGATGATGGCTTTGTATTTGATGGAGATTGGACACTACTTTGGAGATAATTTACTTATATTAAATAAATGGCAGATGATAATTTAAGTGGTGTACCTGGTCTTGTTCGAGAAATGCAGGAAGAAGATGAGCAAGGCGGAACACTTATATCAAAATACGTTACCTACAACCAGAGGGAAACTTTGGATAGGACTGATGCTTATGTAAACAGTAAGCATATTAGCGGCGAGAAAGACAGCAAGGGGCGAGAAAAACCCTTTTTTAACATTGTTACTGCTATTAGAAACATCTGGTACAGGGCTACTGATATTGATAGAAAGAATATAAGCTTAACCTCTGATAAGTCAGCTAATGTTATTATCAGTTTTATAATGACTATTCTATTACACGACTGGATGAATAAACACGCTTTCGGTAAGTTCTTAAACAAATGGGGGCGTTCCTTAGCTACTTATGGTAGTACAGTCCTAAAGTTTGTAGAGAAAGACGGCGAACTTATACCACAAGTTATGCCTTGGAGTATGATGATTGTAGACCCTATTGACTTTGACAATAACGCTAAGATAGAAATACTATGGTTTACCCCAGCTCAATTAAGGGCTAAGAAAGAATATGACCAGGGAATGGTGGAAGACTTAATTGAAACTAGCCAAGCTAGAAAGCTTATAGGCGGTGAAGACCAAGACAGCAAGCCTGGTTATATCCAATTATTTGAATTACACGGAGATTTACCACTATCTAACATTACAGACGAGGAAGACGATGAGGACACTTATGTTCAACAAATGCACGTTATATCGTTTATTGCTAAAAAAGAGGGTAAGGGGGTAGAATTTGACGATTTTACGCTATATAGGGGTAGAGAAGCCAAAGACCCTTATATGATTACCCATTTAATTGAAGAAGATGGCAGAACTGTTAGTATTGGCTCGGTCGAATCATTGTTTGAAGCTCAATGGATGAATAACCACAGTGTCAAATCCATTAAAGACCAATTAGACTTAGCCAGTAAGCTTATCTTTCAAACGTCAGACGGCTCTTTTGTAGGTAGAAATGCTTTGAGTAGTATTGAATCAGGCGATATTATGATACATAAACCTAATATGCCTTTAACAGCAGTGCAGAATTACAGTCACGATATTGCATCCTTACAATCATACCAACAACAATGGCAGACCCAAGGCAATACTATTGCAGGTGCTAGTGAATCAATGCTAGGTGTCGCTGCTAAAAGTGGTACTGCTTGGCGACAAACCCAAGCTGAACTACAGGAATCACATAGTCTATTTGAATTAATGACTGAGAATAAAGGATTAGATATAGAAGAAATGATGCGTGAATTTATAATCCCCCACTTTAAAACTAAACTGAATAATAGTAATGAAATAGGGGCGATGCTCGACGAACACCAGATAACCAAACTAGATGCTATGTTTATCCCTAGTGAGGCAAGGAAACGAGCTAAAGGTAAAATGGTTGATGATATCCTTAGCAAAACACCCCAAGATTTAGCTAATGGTAACTTAATGTCAGCCGAAGACGGAGAGCAAATGGTAACAGATGAACAGCAAGCTATTAAGAAGTCTATGGATATGTTAGGTAATCAACGCTTTATCAAGCCTAGTGAGATTAGTTCTAAGACTTGGAAAGAAATGGTTAAGGACTTTGAATGGCAGGTAGACGTAGATGTCACAGGTGAAAACAAAGATAAAGAGGCTATTCTAACCACTCTAAACACAGTATTGCAGACTATAGGAAACACTATTAACCCCCAAACAGGCAAGAGTGCCGTATTAGAAGACCCAAATATGAGGATGATTTTCAACAAAATCCTTGAGACAACCGGGGCATTGAGTTCTGCCGAGATTAATATGGCTGATTCAGCACAACCACAAGCACCTCAAGCACCACCTCAACAAGAAGTACAACCAGTTAAATAATTAAATATAATCAAATGGTGGAGAAACCCACAAAGCAAACAATGCGATTCTCTGATAGGGAACTATCAAAGATTAAGATGACATTCGCAGAGCGTGATGAGTTACTTATTACCCTGCGTAAAATGTTCTTACAATTACTTTATACAGAACAAGAAGAAGTACAGTTGAGAGAAGCTATCACTCCTGATATGTTTCCAATATTAGACAAGAGGTTTAACCCAAAGTTGTTAGGTGATATGCCTCTAGGACAAGAGTTCGATTTTCTAACCTCCCTGAATATAGATGGACAACTACCAGAAATAGCAGTTCTGTTGATTAAAGCCCAAGAGATAGTAGTGGATTATCTTGGACAATGTATAGATTTGTTAGCTCAAGGCGAGCCAATATCAATGAGTTTAGATGATATGGCAGATAGAAATTTAAAGGGTGATGATAAGTATATCAAGTTTACAGCTAGAAAAATGATTATAGGAACTATAGAGGGTAGTTTAATTGGACTTATGGTACTAGCTGGAACTAAACAAGAAACAGAAGAACAACAAAACAAGAGATTAACTAAAGATAGTAGTCAATAAATTAAATATAATTAGGCAAATCGCCAAACATTATCGGTGAGGCAAAAGCCACAAGAAATTTTATGTCAGAAAAAAAGACAGAAGTCGAACTTCGTGATGAAATCATAGAAGAATACGGCTTTGAAGCAGATGACGAGAGAATTGATAAAATCCTCGGAATCAAAAAAGACCGCTACACAGCGACCCAAGCCAAGAAGAAGAAAGAAAAAGAGGTAGAGGATTACAAGGCGGGCAAAGACCATTATAAGAAATTAGCTGGCATTGACCCAAAAACAGGGAAACCAATCGTAAAAGAGCCAAAAGGCAACGAAACAGGCAAAGAGCCAACACTTTCTCCTAAGGACGCAGCTAGACTGCAAGAAGCTAAAATCGCAGTAGATGACTGGGATGAGGTACTAGACTATGCTAAATATAAGGGTATCGGAATCGCTGATGCTGTTAAAAGTACCATAGTACAAGCCTCTTTAGCTAAGAAAGCAGAGGAGAAAGCTACCGCTGATGCCACTAATACGGGCAAAGGTAAAAGAGCCTCTACAAAGGTTTCTGGTGCAGCACTATTACAAAAAGCTATAGATAAAGGTGAATTACCTGAATCTGATGCCGATATGGATGCTTTGTTAGAAGCTAGACTAGCGGACAAACAAGCTTAAACAGGTGGAGATTTAAGTGGACTAATTAAAAAATAATTTGTTCTTTTATGAATGTGGTGTCGGTGGTACACGCATAAAAGTCCACTAAACAGATAAATACTATATCCACATATAGTTACAGACGCAAGTACAGACTTGCTTCTTTTGCAAAACTATTACGAAAAGCTTTGGTTGCCGAAGCTGTTTGTAAAGTAGACCGAGGTGATTCAAAATACATTGATTCTCCTTATGGTTCTCAACCTACCACAGTAGTACAGACTATTGCTGGTACTTACTCAACCGCTACTTACACTCTTTCAGATGACCTTTTGACTGTTACTGATGAGTTTGTAGTAGCTGAACACGTTTACGATTGGGAAGACGCACTTACCACTTTTGACGTATTCGCTAACCGAATTGACGAACAAAATAATTCTGTTAAAACTGCTATTGATAAATGGGTTTTGAACGAACTTTGTGAGGGTGGTACTGGTACTTATTCAACCCCGTCAGGTGGTTTTACAACTGCTGCTAATATCATTCCTATTTTCACTAACTTACTATCTAAGGTAGCAGGTTACGCTGATGGTATGAAAGGTACTTACTTAGTAGTTGAGAACACTGACTTACCGGGTATTTTAACCGCTCAAGCTGGAAATGGTTTTTCAATGGCTGACAGTGCCTTGAAGAATGGTCTTATTACCAATTATATGACTGTTGATGTCTACGTTATCAGAACTGCTACTTTTGTAGATGCCACGACTACTGGTCCATCAGGTACTAAAACTTGGACTAACGACGGACACAGGGTATTTGGTGTTAAAGGAGTTTCAACTTATGCCGCTCCCCGTGGTGTAAAGTATGAAGAAAAAGGCGTAACTGGAAAGACCGGTATGGAAGTTGTTACTTTTGGATACGTTGGATTCAAACAATGGACACCTACCGCAACTTTGACTGTTGATATAACTCTTACAGCTTAATTAATTTTAGGAGGGGGAATCGGGGCAGTTGTGGGAGTTCTTCACCGATTGTCTCGCACAGCTGTCCCTATCCCCCCTCCTAACTTAAAAATAACTATGAGTAAAGAAAAAACTATCAAAGCAGCCGCCAAGGAAGTGTTAGGTAAAGATGTCAAAAAGATTGAACGCACTCCAGGCGAGATTGCCGAGATTAACAAGATAGTCGATAAAAAGCGAGAAGAGGGAAATAAGGTTGTTGATATTAAAAAAGATGAAAAAGACCCTACTAAAAACCCTTATTTTGTAGCTCCATTGACTAAAGACAGGATGAAAGAGATTATCGCTGATTACAAAAAGCGAAACCCTGTTAAATATGAGGCTAAAAAAGAAGCTTTAGAAGCTAAACTTAAATCACTAAAATAAACTTTATGAAGAAATACGCATTTTATGCGGTAATTGTCTTAGTAAGTGTGGTGGCTGTTGGCTTTGCTGTAAATGCTTTTGTTGGTACAGAAGCACCTAAAGTAGTTGTCGAGGGCGATTATATTGAGGCTCAAGATAGCGAAAGTATTGGTGCTATTGCTGGTCCCGACCATTACGGAGATTTCCGAGTACACGGGAGATTTCTACAGGGTGGTGGTGTTAATGCAGAAACATTGACTGCTACTGCTACCTCTAATATTCTTTTGACTACTGCCGATATTCGGGATTATAGTCAAACTGATGTTACTATGGTTGGTGTTGTTACTACTTTAACTCTACCTGCCACCTCAACTATTACTGGTTTTATCCAGTATACAGGTGAGTGTGTAGATTATTTAGTACGCAATATTACTGCGACTGCCGCTAGTACCACAACCATTACGGCTGGTACAGGTATGGACTTAGTAGAAGCTGGTGACGGAAGCGTAACAAATGTTGTTATTGCAGGCGGTAACGGAGCTA